GGGTCTACCCATCTTCTTAAATGTTGGGATGACAGGCGCAAATGCGGTATCTGTTCTTACAGTATTTTTGTATTCTACAGGTTCTTCAATGTCAACTCTAACATATCCATCATGTCCTTTCATTGAATCAATATCTACTTGATTAACAAAAGTCACCAGATTGCCAGAAACCAAACATTTAAAAGTTGCCATATAGACTCCAAAAGAAAAGGGAGGGTTGCCCCTCCCCTCTCACTTACACGAAACGAGCAATAACTAACTTAATGGTGGTAGATGCTAAATCTACAGAAGAACCAGTTAAGTTATCGGTTGCAACAGTAACAGTGTTTGCGGCAGAAACATAAGCACGGCGAACAACGCCAGCCTCTGAAACACCGATAGACATTGCAATTACAGCATCACCCAAAGCGACTCCGGGGACGGTAATTGTGTCAGTAGCAGCACCAGCAGCACCTGTCGCAACAGATGCAGAGTCCAATGTTGCAGACACAGACCATGTGTCATTAAATAAACCACGAAACGAGGCTTGATCTCGTCTTGAGGTTACAGCGGTTGCAGCAGCCATATCAATTCTCCAAATTACAGGTTAAAAAAAGACCCCCCACCATCAGGCAGGGGGAGCAACTGCAACTTAGCTTGGTACAACCAAAGCAAAAGCAGCGTAGTCACGCAGTTCGCCAACACCATAGAGTGTGTCAGCAGTGAACAGCGTACCCAGATACTCTTGTTTGTATTGTGTCTGTGAGCGAATAGCCATTTGCTCAACCAACACCATTGAGTCACGGTGTGCCATCAAACATACACGAGCAATAGCAGTACCAGATGTTGGATAAGCGGCTGTTGCAGATGCTGAGTCAGCATTGCTAGACACAAACACAGGCATACCATACAGGTTACCGATTTCACCATTGCGGATGGTGTTACCAGCACCAGCATCACCAACAAAGGCTTGCTCAGTGTAACGAGCCAAACCCATTAAAGTGTTGCGGCTTGATGGAGGGATGATGAAGAAACGACCATCCATAGGTACATCGCTGTCATCCAAACGCTGAATGGTTCTGCGGATAGCTGCATCAGTCAGTGCTGTAGCGTTACCAGTGTTGGTATTTGCTGTGTAGTCAAAGGTTGTTGTACCATCACCACCGACATAACCAGCATTGTAACGTGCGCCATCAGAGCCACCATTAGCAACACGACCCAACTGGATCAAGTCTGTGTCAACTTGTTTAGCCAAAGCGTAACCAGCGTCTTCTGTGTAGAAACTACGCAATGAAGACAATGCTTGTGCTTCAACGATGTCCTCGATCAAACGAGAATATTCGTAGTGCTTGTTGATAGAGATGTCTACAACACCTTCGTTGTTGACGATCAGCGTAACAGCGTTTGTTGCGCCTTTAGCTGATGCAGAACCACGGGTAGGGCTAGGAATGTGAACGGTGTCACCTTTCTTGCCCTTGAAGTTCATCTTCTTGACGACATTGGCAGCTACAAGGTTACGCTTGTATGCTGCAACGATTTCGTCTGACCAAATTTCAGGGATGAAATTGGCTGCTGACGTAATGGTTACGTTATTTGCGGGGGAAAAAGCTGTTGCCATGTTAAATACTCCAAAAAGTTAGTGTTATTTCACTCGACCCTCTTGATATGCAGTCATGATCTCATCAGAGAGTGCCTCATATCGCTGTGGGTCAGTCATTTTTAGCCGAATCAGGTCAGCTCGCCTGTAAATTCGTTTTCCTGTTTCCCCTGTACCACCAGTATCAACTGCTGCGGCTTTCAGATTCTGTTTACGAGTCGCTTCACCAGCATCACTCGTTTGCTTTGTCCGAACACCTTTTAATTGCTTGTAGGTACTCAACAATTCATTGGCACTATCGTAGTCAAACTCCCCATCTGCCTTGGCATAAAGTCCAAGACGAATAGGTGAAGATTTCACCCAATCAACAAACTCTTGGTCTTGAACAATCTGAGTGAAATCAGGATGTTCAGTAGCAAGTTTCTGCTGAATCTGCATCTTTTTGAACTCTTGACTAGCTTGTCTAGCCGCAAGTACATCTGGATGCTTGTCAATAGTGTTCTGAACTGCTTTTTTCGGGTCTTCAAAAAAGTCAATTTCAGGCTCAACCTCTGCATTTTGTCGATTGCCAGAAAGATTTTGCTTAATCAGTTCATCTGCTAATTTGCGAACCTCGCCCACCTCTTGAGCTTGCTTTCCAATCAACTTTTCAGCTTCTTGGTGCATTTTGATTATGTCTGACAGTTCTTTACCCCGATATTTGTCGGGAACATCAGCATTCATCGGCTCAACAGTAGACTCTAGTTTCTGTTTTTCAACAGCTTGAATCTCACTTTGCATCTCATCATCGTTATCTAACAACATACAGTTTCCTTTTCCTGCCCACCAAGGGTTTTAGGAGATTACACATGAACTCGACATTTGTTTATGAGTTCTCTTTTAGTTCCGCTGCCAACTTTTCCCGATGTTTTCGGTCAAATTGATGGGCTGAAGTAGGGAAATGCCCACTCCAACCCTCCAACTTGATGTTGGGAGCAGAAATGATTCGGTGACTTACCGAACCACATTCACACTGGACATTGGATGCCTCATAATCAGCCAGTTTTTCAGTGCGATGCCCATTTTCACAGGCAAATTCATACATTCTTTTCATTCAATTCCTCATATGCCTTTTCGCTGACCTCTTTCAAGGTTTTTAGCCAAGTCAAGATGGAAAGTTCACCTTTTCTGAACATTAAGGTCTTTTCATCAGGAATAACGCTTATATTATTGAGTGACTCTATCATAATGTCAATATCAATAATTAATTCTTTCCAACCGTCTGTCGCCATCATGGAGAATCGGTCTGAATAGTATTTGTCAAGTTCTGGGGTCATAGTAGTCATCCAAGTAATCTGCTAATTTTCTTAATGTTTCAGAATTATCCTTGACATTTCCTAATGCCATATTACAAGATTGACAAATTAAACCTCTGAATGTATTGTTTTTATGGCAATGATCTACAACCAATCTTGTAAATTGCCCATCACTTGCTTCTGATTTACAAACTTTACATTTATTATCTTGATCTAAAGACATTTTATTGTATTCATTTTGAGAAACGCCGTAATTTCTTTTATAATGCGAATCTCTGCCATATACTTCATAATGACACTTTTTACAATGTTTGTAATAACCATCTTTATATCGAACATTTTTTAAAAATTCATCAAATGGTTTTTTTTCATAGCATAAAGTACACAACTTATTTGTGATTTCAGTTTCAGAAAATTCTAATTTAAAAGAATCGTCTTCGTAATACTTTTGTAGTTCTGGGGTCATGCTTAGAACGCCTCAAAAATAATAATAGCTGAACCTGAAGCGCCAACACCATTTGTATTTAAACAACCACCAGCCCCGCCACCATAACCAGTTGCATCTCCTCCAACACCAGCAGTAATAGCCGCACCAGCACCGCCAGTTCCCCATCCCGGACAATCTCCACCTTTTCCACAAACTTGTGTGGTTACAGCAGTTGATGTTCCATAAGATTTTCCAGATGAGCCGCCTGTTATATTTATGTCACCACCAGAAGCAGTGCCACCAGCAGTTTGAGTTGTAGATGATGCTGCATATGCACTTGTAGTGCCATTAGAACCAGCGTTAGCTGTTATGGTTGATATAGTTAAAGTACCAGAAGAAACTGTTGAAGCGCCGCTTGTTCCAACTGTATACGTTAATGTTTGACCAGCAGACATTGTTAACCATTTGTATGCTACACCGCCAGCACCACCACCGTTTGCTCTGAGACCAGTTGAAGATAAACAAGTGCCACCTGAACCAACTACTGTAATCTTTACCCATTGCGTATTTGCTGGTGCGGTATAAGTTGCCGCTGTGCCAGACGTAAATGCTTGGGTATTTTTAGCTAATACTCCACTACTAGGCGCAACCCATGATGCTGTTGTACCGTTGGAAGTTAAAACATAACTATTTGAACCAATAGCAAGTCGTGTAGCACTGTTTGTGCCGTTACCAAGGATTAAATCACCCGTAGATGTAATTGGTGACAATGCATTAAATGCGGCAGATGCTGTTGTTTGACCAGTTCCACCTTTATTAATTGCAACAGTACCTGTTACGTTGGCAGCATTACCAGTAATATCCCCAGTAACAGCACTACCAGCAATAGCAATAGCGGTGTTTGTGACTGAGCTGACCTGCCCTTGGGCATTTGTTGTGATGACTGGGACGGTTGCCGCTGCTCCATAAGTTCCCGCTGTTCCCACGTTAGTGATCGAAAACTGGTTTGTTGTTAAGGTTAAACCAGTGCCAGCGGTGTATGTTTGACTTGCGGCAAACTCAATAAAAACAATACTTGTCGTGCCAATTGTGATTGGTAATGGTGTTTGTTGCACCCATGATGTATTGGCATTAACTGTTCCGCTAATTACAAGTATGTAATCACCCTGATCCACTTCATTTGTACCTGCTCCGCTGGTGTCATAGTCGGTTGCTCTTGTCAGGATGTAGGGAAGTGATGCAGTACCAGCTTGAGTTAATGTATATACGCCATTGTTTGCAGTTGTAACTTCATTTTTAATTAATAAACGCTTACCAACATCACCAACAACTAATGTGTAGCTGTCAATTGTCAACGTGCCATTTGCAGTAGCTGTTAGAGTTGCACCAACTCCAGAAGTTCCATTGTTGTAAGTGTTTGCTGGCAATGCTGCTGTTGTTGCGTAATTACAAGCAGGATGAAAGTTAACACCAGATGCAATTGAATCAGCATAAGACTTGTTGACAATATCAGTACTTGAACTTGGCGCAGTTGAAACTGTTCCTGAAGTCAATGCTACAGATGTCAAGTTTGTATTTGCGCCACTTGTAGCAAATCCAGTGATTGAACCGCCAAGGGTTAGATTACCTGAAGTGGTGACTGTGCCGCTAAGAGTTAATCCGCTTACTGTACCTGTACCAGATACACTTGTAACAGTGCCAGAACCACCGCCACCACCACCAGAAACTGTACCCCATGAAAGGATAGAGCCATCAGTAGTTAAGTATTTACCCGAATTCCCAGTTTGGCTAGGCAATACAGTACCAGCACCGCCAGAGGTAACTAACTTAATCTTTTCAGCTAAGTCAGGAGCAACAACTTCACCAACATTTAGTTCTTTACCAGTGGATAAAGTGATAATTAGTGAACCATCAAAGTCAATTTTGGCATCAACAACTGATATACCATCTACGCCATCTTTACCATCTCGACCATCTTTACCATCTCGACCATCTTTACCATCTACGCCTTGCCGACCATCTAATCCACGTTCACCTTTATCGCCTTTTTCACCTTTTTCAGGCACAAAATCAGCAATACGATTGACTTGAGCATCAACCTTTTCTTGCATGACCTTGATTGCCTCAACAATCAAGTCAACATTCTCTTGAACAGCATCTTCTTCTTGCTGTTGCATTGCAATAAGAGTTTCCTCAACCTGAGTCAAGGCTGCTAACTTCTCATCAAATGTCAGTGCATCTGATTCAATACTGAGAATAAGCTCCCGAATATTAGCCATTGTCTTTTAGTCCAGTATTCAATTTGCTTAAAAAGTCATGTTTGATTTTCATGCTTGCATTTTGCTTTTCAGCCATCTGCATTTCAACAATCTTAGCTTTATTTTTAATGTCAGATTCTTTGAGCATTAATTCTGCAATTTTTACTCTTTTATCAAACTCAGCGGATGCTTGATCTGCTTGGTTTGGTAAGTTATTGGTTGTTGACGCAATGACTTTGGCTTGAACTTCTTGCGGAATGTATTGAGCTTCAACCATTTTCTTGGTTGCATCAGCACGATTCTGTTCTGCCTGAGTCGTAACCAGTGCAATCTGTGCTTGAGCAGACTGCATTGCCAACTGCTGTTGAGCCTGTTGCATTTGAACTGCTTGTGGGTCAGGTTGAGCCATTTTATCCAACTGAGTAATCAATTCCATGCGGTTACTCAGACTGCTATTACTGATAATTCCCTTTAAAATCAACGGTAAAACAGGGGTATCAGGACCGAGTGTCTGCAACAAACCAATAAACTGTTGTTGCTCATATTCACGAGCAATAATTCCCAAAGTTGCCGTAGGAATGAAGTTCATGTCCACAGAGGGATAGCGGTTTGGATCAAACTGCATATAGCGGAATGCAGCTTTT